AACTTTAGAATTTTAATCACTAAACCTGCGTTAGATAACCAGGGTAATTTGGCTGGTATGGAAGATTACATAGTAGCCGTAGTAACAAAGTTAGCAGCGTCAGCGCTGACACTTAATATATCAAGCATTTCAGCTCCAGCAATCGTAAGCGCTCAAAGTGGCGATTTATTGGTGTCTGAAATAACAGTATCAATCCTAACGAGCTGGAGTTAATTATGAGCAAAGCAGATGATTTAGCCTTTCTGATAAAGATAGGTCAAATAAAAGAAGCACCAAAAGAAAAAGTACAACCTAAGAAAGAAGAGGAATAACAATGGCCATATATCTAAATAACAAAGTAGGCGTTAAATTGGCTACTGCCGCTGCGCCTACTACACCATCTGTCGATATTAGCGATCTTGTTACAAGCGCTGTTATCAATCAAATCGTAGACGAGCTAGAAATTACAACAATGTCAGATACCTCACATCGTTTCGTGCAGGGCCTGTCATCTGGTTCATTTACCATCGACTTTCTCAACGACTGGGATTCTGCCGATGTAATGCAAACCTTAAATGCTGCATTTGGTCAGACTTTATCTGTATCAGTAATTACTGTTAAAGGCACTACTGTTTCAGCTTCAAATCCTACTTACCAATTTTCAATCTTGGTCAACAACCTTACCCCACTGGGTACTGGTGGCGTCTCAGAAATTGCAAGTAGCAGCGTTACCTTTACGCTAAACTCCGCAGTAACAGTATCACCTTCGGTACCATTTTAACTAAGGAGTAATAATGGCAAAGCTAAAGATTACTAGGGCTACTGGTGAAGTCACAGAGCACAAGATAACACCAGGTGTCGAATACGCTTTCGAGTTGAAGTATGGCGCAGGAATTTCTAAGATGTTGCGTGAGCATGAACAGCAAACCCACATATTTTACCTTGCCTGGGAGTGCTTACGCAGATCTGGCGCACAAGTACCTTTATTTAATGCAGAGTTTATAGACAGCCTAGAAACTGTCGAGGTATTAGACGAAGAAAAAAAATAGTAGAGCGGGATTCTGTTTTCTATAATATCGCTCAACTTTCTATAGAAACTGGAATACCGCCTAGCGAGTTTATTTATATGGACTCGGAGATGTATCGGGCGATAGTACAAGTATTAACCGATAGAGCTAAGGAGATCAAAAATGCCAACAGAAGTCGTAGGCGTTAAAGAGGTCATGAAAGGCCTTAGCTTTATTGATGAGGATATGTATAACAGAATTAAAAAAGTATTAGATCCACAAATGCGCCAGGTAGAAGCTACTGCTAAAGGGTATGTGCCCAGTAATGCAGAAGTACTATCTGGCTGGTCTAAGCCAGTATCTTCACAGATAGATTACAGACCATTCCCAAAATACAATGCTGATAGCGTGCGTGGTGGCATAGGTTACAAAGAAGGCCAAAATAGAAGATTCAAAAATGGTTTTCAAGTAGAAAATTATGTCTACAACATTAACGCAGCTGGTCGTATTTATGAAACCGCAGGCCGATTAAACCCACAAGGTAGAGCGCCATTTACATCTATTAATCCTGGTGGTGGCACATTAGCATTTAAGAAATCTGGTAGCGCTAAAAGTAGAAGTAGATCTACATCATCATATAATTCTAATAACCCATTTGCTGGCTATCAATTCGTTACAGATATGCCACCCCTTACATCACAACCAAAGATTAAAGACGTTAGAAGTGGTGGGGCTAAAACTAAAGGTCGCTTGATCTATAGAGCTTGGGCTAAAGATAGCCCTAAGATTTATGATTCTATTCTTAAAGCCATTACTGCTACAGCTGATTATTTTAACGATACAACAGAATTAAAGAAGGTGGCATAGTGGCCAATGTAGTCGTATCCGCACTCGCTACCTGGAATGGTAAGGCGCTTAAAAAAGCCAAGCAAGATGTCAATGTATTTGACAAGCAGTTAAAGAATTTAGCACGTACCTTAGGTTTTACCTTTAGTGCTACCGCTATTGTTGCGTTTAGTAAAAAGGCAGTTAAAGCATTTGCCGAAGATCAGGCAGCAGCCAAGTCATTACAGTTGCAACTAGAAAATACTGGCAACGCATTTAGGGCTACCGAAGTAGAAGATTATATTAAGAATTTAGAAAAAACTTACGCAATACTTACAGATCTACGTGGCCCATTTCAAACATTATTAAACGTTACTGGCTCAGTTGATTTAGCACAAAGATCTTTAGAAGCCGCTTTAGATATAAGCGCTGGTACTGGACAAAGCCTGGCAACTGTAGTAGGTGCAATATCAGCAGGTGTAAGAGGTCAGACTAAAGCATTAAGAGGACTTAATACAGGCATAGACGAAAATATCCTTGCTAGTGGCGACATGAATAAGATCATGGAAGAGCTTGAAAGAAGATTCTCAGGTCAAGCATCCGCCAGGTTAGGTACTTATGCAGGCAAGATGGATATACTTAAAAAGAGTGCCGATGAAGCTACAAAGGCTATTGGAGAAGGCATAGTAGATGCTCTAGTAATTCTTAGTAAAGATAAATCTATAGAAAACCTTGCAGATAACTTTGAAAACTTAGGCGATAACATAGCGTTTGCTATTAAAGAACTGGCTAAATTAGTTCGTGGATTTAATGATTTAGTAAATAATCCAAGTTTCAAAGCAGGTTTATTAGCCGTTGCAATATTAAGTAGAAACTCCAAAGCCGTTGCAGCTGCATTTACTATTGTTGGTGGTAGTGCCGCAGCAGGTTTAGCAACAAAAGATTTTGGCAAAGGCAGTTCACAGCTTGGCGGTACCAGGCAATTAAGTAAAGAGTTAATGACTGCTAAATTATTAGAAAACGCACGCAAAAAAGAATACGACATTATTGTTAAAAAGAACGCTATAGAAAATAAGAACGTAGAAGAACTTAAAAAGAAGTTCGATCTAGAGCGTATTGGTATTACACAAGCGCTTAATGTAGCCACAGACGATGAAACTAAAGTACGTCTAAAAGCACAGTTAGCCATCCTAGATAACAATGAAGCTATGGCTAAGAAGCTATTGGCTGAATTAGAAGCGTATGAGGCATTAAAGAAGTTAGCAGAGTCGGCAAACAAGCTAGACGAAGTATTTAGAAACATGATTAGAAGTATGCTAGATCAAATTAAGCCTACATTAAATGAATTACAAGCCTTAACTCTAGGAGCATTAAGATCAGAAACTAGGGCTATTCTTAATTATGGCGCACCAGCTGTAAAAGGATTACAAGAATTGATAGCGCCTACACAGCCTGGCACATTTGAAGATCTTAGAGGTAGTATATCTGGATTATTAGAACAGGCTAGACCAAGCATTTCAGGACTTCAACAATTATTATCGGGTATCCAACAAACTTCCGCACCTACACTTAATCTAAGAATAGATGCAGGTGGCGACAGGATGAGCCAAGCTATAGCAGAAAGTATACAGGTTGCTAATAGATCAGGTTATAGCACAGTACCAAATGGATTTATAGTATGACAGCACCTGTAGTTAACGCTATTATTAACTTTAGTACTGGGCCAAGTTTTGCTCAGGCTATGATTATTGACCAAGGCATATTAGGTACTAACGTATTGGCTGACTCCGCAGCTGTAATTGTAGATGTATCAGATCGAATCAATAGAATTGAAACTAATAGAGGCCGCACTGCTTTAAGCGATCAATTTCAAACTGGCACAATGACTTTACGCATCGTAGATCAAAATGGAGATTTTAACCCACAGAATCCATCCAGTCCATATTACACATTATTAACACCTATGAAAAAGGTACAGATAACTGCTACATATAATAACGTTACCTATCCAATTTTTTCAGGATTTATTACAAGTTATGTAACTACTTACCCAGACGAATCATCTGTAGATTTAGCGATGACTACTATACAAGCTGTAGATGCATTTAGATTAGCCCAGTTAGCCCAGATAAGTACTGTTACTGGTGCTAGTGCTGGCGATTTATCAGGTACTCGCATTAATGAGATATTAGATGAAATTGACTGGCCACAATCTATGCGTGATGTAGATGCAGGTTTGACTACATTACAAGCAGACCCAGGTACTAATCGCACAGCCTTACAAGCCTTGACTACTGCCACCGAATCAGAATATGGGGCAATTTATGTAGATGGTTATGGATCATTTGTATTTCAAGATAGAGCTGTAACTGTTGGATCTATTGCTGGCACACCCACACTCTTTGCAGATGATGGTACTGGCATAGATTATTTTGATGCATCATGGATATTGAACGATGTATTGGTGTTTAATAAAGCAACTATTACTAGAGTGGGTGGTACTGCTCAGGTAGCCACAAACCAAGCCAGCATAGATAAGTACTTTCTCCACAGTTATTTCTTAAATAATCTTTTAATGGAAAGCGATTCAGTAGCTTTAGATTATGCCCAGGCTTATGTGGCTAGTAGAGCTGAAACCTCTATCCGATGCGATGCCATAGTCCTAGACCTATACACCCCTAATTACGATCCAGGTGTGGTAGCAGCCTTAGACCTAGATTTCTTTGATCCGATCACAGTGCTTACTACCCAGCCTGGTGGATCGACTATAGAAAAAACTTTGCAGATCTTTGGCGTGAGAATGAATATCACCCCAAATAGCTGGAAAACAACCTTTACAACGCTAGAACCTGTCATAGATGGCTTTATACTTGGCTATAGTGAATTAGGTTCTGGGGTTCTATCTTACTAAGGAGAAAAAATGTCAACATGGCCAGGCTCAACAGGTGATGTAGTAACTTCCGCTATGTGGAATGGACTACCAGCCTTTGAAGTACAGACTGCTAAGACCGCTGATTATACAGCTGCTAGTGGTGATGAGTACCAACAATTAGTACAAATGAATAAGGCTACAGCTATTGCATTTAAGTTACCTACAGATGCTACATATAACTTTGCAATAGGCACAGCGATTACAGTGCTTAATATCGGTGTAGGTCTTTGCACAATTAGCGCAGTAACTAGCGGTACTACAACAGTACTTAGTGCTGGTGCTGTGGCTGCATCACCAACTCTAGCCCAATACAAAACTGCGGTCTGCATTAAAACAGCTGCTAATGCTTGGTATGTGGTAGGCGGAATTGCTTAATACAATCCTTGGTAGTTTTAGTAGTGGTGTCGTAACACCCGTAGCCGTAGATGCGTACGAATCTATTGCTACTACAACTGTTGGCTCAGGTGGAAGTGCCAATGTTGAATTTACTTCAATACCTGGTAC